TATAAATAAAATAAAATGGTAAAAAAAGGAGGTTTACGGGTTGAAAATGAAAATTTGGTGTTCGCTCCAATATATGGAAAACAAGAGATTGAAGTACCAAGTCTTTTAGCTGAAAAAACAAGCCGTGGTTATAAACTAGTGCCGACGTTAACTAAAAAGGGTAAAATATCGCAACGCAAGAAAATACCTTCTATCAAATTTCATGCGGTGAATGATATCACTACACCGATCGTTTCTAGTTCGGACGTTCAACATTTATCAATTACTGATTTCATTAATGGACAACGTCATTATCTAGAGACGTTAATGACGGTATACGACGATTTCAGCGAGGAGGTTGATCAAAAAGTAGAGGAAATCATAAAGACACCAGAGGTTAAATTGTTGATTGCAAATTCACCGTATAATAAAGCGGAGATTGTCGAGATGATCGAGGAGGAGGTAGCTAAGGAGCTAGTACAAGAGACGTTACCAGAACCAAAAGCGGCTAAAAAGCAGCCAAAACAAAAAGCAGCTAAAAAGCAGCCAGAACAAAAAGAATTTAAGGAAAGTTCTAACCCGTTAATAGCAGATATAGGAAAAAGATCATGGCCGAACATTGCCGCAAATTCCCCAGAATTGGAAGACGTTATCAGCGTAATCCAGAGAAACGCAAAAAAGAATAAAGGAATTGGGATTTGGAAGGTTATAGGATTTGAAAAAAAATCGAAGGATTGGTTAAATGAAGCTTTCGATTATTGGACTGAGAAATTAGACTCACCTTTAAAGGCTATTGTATTGATCCGTAAAGCCGTCGAGGAATTAGTTACATATTTGGGCGGTACTCATGACGATAGATTTTCATTAAACCCTGACTCATATTTTATTAAACTTAAAACAAGAAGCAAGGCCAACATATTAAAAGATCTGGCAAAATATTCAGGTATAGAAGAGCACAAATTTCCCTATATGAGTATCGGCGAAAGAGAAAAAATTTATAGAGAATTGCCAGAACTACAATAATCCAGTTTTTACATAGCATTGCGATTTTAGACCTAAATAAAAGAAGATTTGGTGTTTTAATATGAGAAAAAACAGAAATCTAACGATAAAATGACGCCGAGGACCACCATAGTAAATTATTGTTAGGCTTACATATAGAAATCTAGCCATTTTCTCCATACTTATGGGTAAAAATTTGCAAATTTTTACAGGATTTCTTTAGTAAGTACGGAGAACACAATCAGATTTCTCGAAATAATACATTATAAGCATGGAAATGATCGCAATATAAAAATAATTTAGTCGTAAAAAAATCTAATGGTATATAAACAAAATATGTCTTTAACGCTACACGCACAACCAGACAAGATTTATTTCGATGTAGTGATAACTAACCTTCAGACAATAGACACGCCACCGCCAACCTTGTATTTTAATGAGACTAGAAGCGTCCCATTTCTACAAAATCCACAAGATTATTATCTTAGCATAATCAGGTTTACTTTAGACACTCCGACACTGCCGATATTTATCCCCGAAATTCAGCCCAATCAAGGAAACCTTAACCTAACCATTTACAGCGTTACATTGTCGTGGACAGATCCCGTCAGTGGTACAAAATACAGCCAACTGACTTATATTACCTATCAGACTCAAGACAATTCGGCCCCTGTGCCTTTACCGCCAAACCAGAACCCTAACGGACTTCAGAACAATACAACGGGGTACTATAGCATTTATAATTTTCAATATTGGATCTATTTAATAAATAATGCTTTCACTGCTTGTTTTAATGATCTGAATACGCAAGTTGTTGCGGCTGGTCTGGTGCTTCCGACAACAAACGCCCCCGTCATGACCTTCGACACTAATAACCAAGTAGCAATTATAAACTGCGACGTTTTAGGTTATAATTATACGTCTACTAATTACATCCAAATTTTCATGAATCCCGCTCTGTATCAATTATTTTCAAGTTTCCCGTTCACCATTAATGGTTTAGGAAGTTCAGTAACAAATAATGAGAATGTTCTCATTCAAACGAATACTTTCGGCGGTGCCAATGTCATACCTTTCCCACCGATCAACCCAACTTATGACGCAATTCAAGTCATTCAGGAATATTCAACAATTGCTTTATGGTCTCCGATTACATCGGTCGTTTTCTGCTCGAATACCTTGCCGATCGTCCCGACTAACATCAGCGCACCTAGTGTTTATTATAATGGTCTCTCAATAAACAATAACGGGAACAATTCCAACGTCTCGCAAATCATAACCGATTTTGTTAGCGACACTGGCTTTTATAAGCCTAATATCGTGTATAATCCTTCAGCCCAATATCGTCTCGTTGACATGACTGGAAACAGGCCCGTGAGTAATTTAGACATATCCGTTTACTGGAAGGACAGAATTGGAGCACTTCAGCCGTTTTTGATCGGGACGGGGACGACCGCCACCCTGAAGATTTTATTCACTAGAAAGGGAAGTATAGGCACAACTAAGCCTTAATTTATTAAGGTTATTTTAGAAATAATTCAAAATAATTTTATCTCAGACTATAATAAAAATGTCCGATTTTAGAACTGTCCTCATCGAAGATTCACGCATTGCAGACATTACCGATAAAGAAGTTTTTGGCGTCCAGAGTGGAGCGTCTCAAAATACTTTTCAGCAATTCCAAGCCGTCAGCGCATCAAATAGCTCAATTGTGTTCAATGTCCAAATTCCCAGTCAAAACATCGTTATCGATCGTCATCTTTTGATTCAATCAACCCTCACCTTTACCGTAAATATTGCCAATGTTCCCGCTGGTAGTCAGGCCTTTAATTATGGTCTTACCGATTGCCTTCAAGCCTTTCCTCTGCAGTCTCTGTTTACTACAGTTCAGGCTACTATTAACAACGTCAGCGTAAGCACCAATTTACAGGATGTTCTTCCGATGTTGTCTCGCATGAATGACAACCGAATGCTATGCCGCTACAACAGTTTGACCCCGTCATATGTAGACAACCAGTGGGGACTTTATTCCAGCGCTGTTTTGACTAACTCGAATCCTTTAGCATCTTATAACAATACTAGTTACGATGAGGATTTTGAACCCCGTGGAGCTTATCCTTTAGAGTCAATTGTTGTAACGCACACCGTCGCAGGGGGTGGAACTAATACGAGCGTAATCTCGACCAGTACGGCTGATACTTGGGCGATTAATATCACCGTTCAGGTGACTGAGCCATTTTTGGCTTTGAGTCCATTCATCAACTGCAAACCCAACGAAGAAGCGGGACTTGTGGGAATAAATAATATGTCAATGGTTTTGAACGTTGATTCTTCCTGCAAGAGACTGTTTTCAACAGCGAATTCAGTAGTCAACACAGATGGAAACGGGTTATCGCCTTACATAACCTCGATTACTTTAGGAACACCTACCTCACCCGCTGCTTTCGCTAATACCCGACTCCTGTTTAATTTCTTGAGTCTGCAGCCTGAGCAATACGCTAAGATCTCAACTAAGAACGTCGTGCCTTTCCTTGATTACCCTCGTTATCTGTCGATTTCCAACAATAACACCGCTATAGCTGTAGGCGCCACTGTTACTCTAACATCTCAGAGCATTCAATTGAATCAGATTTCTGACCTCATCCTGATCTCGGTGAGGGTTCCGATGGCTTCGCAGAATTGGGCTTATACTTCGTCTTTTTTGACCATCAATAGCATCTCGATCAATTTTAACAACGCTTCGGGTTTGTTGTCTACTGCGACTCAACAAGATCTTTATAACTTGAGTTTCCGCAATGGATCTCAACAGTCATTTTATGAATTCAGTGGATCAGCTGGAATTAACAACAACGCAGCAGGTACACAAACCATTGTACCGACAACTGGTAGTTTACTCGTGTTGAACCCCGCTCTTGATTTCTCTCTACCTTCATACCTCTCAGCGTCTTCGCTTGGACAATACCAATTTCAGTTTAATATCAGCGTGACGAATCAGTTCCCCTTTGCGATTACTCCCGAAATTTGCACTGTCACCATGAATAGCGGTTTGTTTGCAACTACTCAAGGAACAAGTCAAATTTTTACTGGTATCCTAACCAAGGATCAAGTATTAAGAACCAAGGAACAGAATCCAGTTTCTCATTTGACTTCGTCTGAATACAGTCGGCTAGTTGGCGGAAAGCATCAAAATATGGGAATGGCTAACGTTCTCTCAATGATCCGCCAACATCCTCGGCTTCACCATCTTAAGCATGGAGGAGCTACAAGCGGCGGCGTGATGTCTGCGGGTGTTATGTCGGGCGGAAGTCGTGGAAAAACATCATCTAAGCTTGATAAATATCTCTCTTAAGAAATGTTTAGACAAATAAAAAAAATAATATTTGCGTAATGTAAAAAATGCAAGAATACAATAACGGAATCGCTCACACTGTTCTGGCAAATATTCATAAATCAATCGAACGAACTGCTCAACCTACTATGTTTGGAGGCGATAGACCACGAAAACACCCTAAGGCTGGACTCGTATCCTACGATTATCCTGCGACTTTGGCGGTCGGTAGTGCAACCCGTCAGCCCGATCTTTTAGGTGCAGGTTTCTGGAAAGATTTCGGGCATGGATTTAAACAGGGACTAGTTGGGTCCGCAACTGTTGCGGCGCCAATTGTAGGAGAATTGGCCAAAGATGCAGCTGCGTCTTATCTTCGTGGTGGCGTCGCTCGTAAACGAGGCGGTAAATATTCAGTTGGTAAATTTTTCAAAGATGCTGGTGACGTACTACACCCAATTTATAAAGAGGTGGCGCCCGTGGCCAAAGATGTAGCCGTTTCTGTCGCAAAGGACGCAATTAAATCTTATTTACAATCTGGCGGCGCTATGGTTAGAAATCGCCCCGATCAGTATACAACTGGATCTTATCCGAAGGCATTAATGTCGTACCAACCTGAGAGCCATATGTATGGCGGTTATGAGTCCGAATCCGATGACGAGGACATGATGGGAGGCGATCTGAAACATTACTGGAAGGCTGTTAAAAAACTACAAAAGAAGGATAAAATTTCAGTTAAAGAAGCCCGAAAGCTTATTAAGGATAAAATGGCGCCGTATACTCCTTCACCTCCAAAGAAACGAAGGGCTAAAAAATCTAAGAAGTCGGTAAAAGATGCAATTGCGGATTTAGTTGAATCCCATACTTTGGGGGCTGGTCGTCATAATTACCTCGATGACGCTGTAAAGGTTAGCAAAGCAGTGGCTCCTTTTGTGCCTTTGCTTCTGGCTGCTGGTCGCAAAAATAAAGAAATGACGTTACCAAAATCGGCCCATAAACGTTATATGGCTAGGGGGGAAATGGTTTCAGGGATCATGAGAGACAAAGGTCTTTCTCTACCTGAGGCAAGTAAGTACATTAAAGACCATGGATTATATTAAATTGCGTGGCTAGAAAATTAATATTTCCATATAATAAAATTATGCCTTTAATACCAGCTTACGGAAATCTTGACGATGCGCCTGATGGCATTTATTCAGCATCGAAGCGACTGTCAAGGATTGCTTTAGACAATATTCGGCCACCCGATGGCGTTGATATGGAGTACGCACGAGAATTAAAAGCAGATGCGTCGATAAATGCAAGTTATGCCGAGTTTGAGAATTTAATCCATGAATTTTACAATCAATACGAGTTGATGATTAATTTTCCACCTCCTGCAAACGACCAAGAAGCCTACGAAATGCTTACAATTTTAAAAGTTGCTAATAATATTTTACGCAAGGCAACACTGGTTTTTACGTCAAAAATTAAATCAAAGGTTACAATGCTGTCAAAAAAGAACGTTGCGAGTCTAAAAGAGGTTCAATATTGGTTAAATCTTTATTTGGACAACCTTAATTTTAAACTGCTTAAAAGAGTATTTGCGGGGCTAGATTTTGGCATGATCTCGTTTGATTTATTTAACAGTAATATGATAGAACTAATTCAACAGATCGCAATTTCTCTCAATACTTTTAACCAAAATTCTGCTGGTGTTATTGGTTACTCTACTCAACCTCAAGAAATAACTATGAACGGAGGCAGTCGAAACTTTTACGGTAAAAAAATAAACAACAGCCCCGACGTTCCAACTATTTATAGCGACTTTGTTAAAAATTGCCCGACTAAATTCTTACTATGAATAAAAAAAATATCTTAAATAAATAAATGGATGATTTGTTTGAGAAGAGGTCAATTAATGATTACAGTAAAGCAATAAAAAACATTTTCAACCTGATGACGATAAGCCGTAAATACACCGTTATAGGTTCCGCAGCCTATAAACATGCTAAATATGTAGCCGACTACGATCTCAACGAATTTTTCGATTCTAGTGACAAGTTGAGCATCTTACATAAAATATATTTATTCTTCAAGCAGAAATTTACCGAGGCTGAAAAAGACAAGTCTATTTTTATCACTGATTTCAAATGCGGGATGGATAGCGATGGCGATCCGCTGCGTTGGGATAAAAATGACATGAAGAAAGGGTTCAAGATTTTGAAGGATAAACGTAAAATTGCGTTTCAGGATTGCATACTTATGAAAACCACCATGAAATTGGACGTTATCGCCCTGATTGACGGTATATACACCGAATTTTCAGACAATTATTTTATCAAGCTCGGGGATGATGCGAATTTTTTCCCTCATGATATTCAGAAGGGCCATATTTTGAACGCAATTAAACACTCGTTTGATGAATTTTTTTATGCAGCTCACAACTATATGAAAGGACTAAAGAGGTGTTTCGCTTACTACAATATTGAAGGCGGTAATAAATCTAAAATGGAGACTCTGTTTAATTTCTTTAATTCCACTACAGGGCTGCTTTATGTCCAGCGGTCCGAGATCGGTATCATAAAAACGCTTCTAGACCAGAAATTCAGAAAGCCTAATATGACTGACGTAAGGCGAAATATAAATTTGATAAGCGAGAAATGTAAATCTGTGAATTACCCTTCTTTAGAGGAATCTTTGGCCCGAGCTTATAACAGTA